CAAGCAGGCAAATATGCTCCCCCATGCCGCATTGACGTGCCGATCACGGATGTTGCCATTGATCACCGGCAAAGCGCCGATGGCGAATATCGCTTGTGCGATAGCTAGGGCGATTAGCATGGTTACACCGCCTTCCGGTAACGTGGTTGCAATCTGGCATGAGATTTAGTGGATTCGCTTCGGCCAAGACCGCATATTTCAATGTCGCCCGCTTTTAGTGCGCTGCGAATGCGGCTGCCAATAGCGCCACCCCATGCGTTATGATGATGCGGATTTCCGCAGCCGCCAAGCAAAGCAAAGATTCGGATTTCTTCGCCAATAAACGTGCGGCCATGCGGCACATTCTGCAAAAACACGTCAATTTGAGCATATGCAGACTGTTTCCATTCATCATCTGCGGCGTCCATGACCCGCGCAATGCCCGCATCTTTTGCGGCAATGCTGGCAAACATATCAACTTGCATCATGACGCACTCCCAATCTTAGCAATGATCGCGCCAAGGTCTGGCGCTTCCCACTGAGACAGCCTGCCGCTCCGATCCTTAGCCTGCCAAAGCCCATCGCTGTCGGTAAGCAGCGCACGGTGGGCGTTGCCATCGGCATCGCGTTCAACACGCAGCGCCATGACGAGATCGAAGAAATAAGGCAAACCTTGCGTTAGGCTCTTGCCCGGCATGGAGGCATTGTAAAGAATGCGCCCCATCTCATCCTGAGATTTTTCCAGCTTGGCAGACATATAGACATGCTTGCCGGGCAGATCACGGAAGGCGCGGATTAGCTCGTTCATCTTTGTAGACAACTCGCCATAAGCCGCGCGGCCATCTTTGTTGGCTTTGAGTTCAGCGTTCAAAACCACTTCGGCAACTTCTGACAAGGAATCAATCGCCACCGATTGAAACGCCTTGGCTTCCTCACTGCCGGTAAGCCACGCATAGGCATCGTGCAGATCAGCCAAACTTTTGACTTCGATATAAGGCACGTCTGCACCCGCAATAGAAAGCAAGCCGCCTTCTGCGCTAATCGCAACAACATTGGGCAAGGTCGAAATCAGGCTGGTTTTGCCAGCGCCTGCCTGGCCATATACGCACAGCTTAACACCATTGGCAGATAGGCCGCCTGTCCTCTTTAGGTTGATAGCCATTGTCTTTCTCCAACACCGCAGTCGGCTAATCCGGTCGCGGTGTGATTCAGGGCTTTACAGCCATCCAATGCGGATGTAAAGCATGAAAATGCGGCAACGTGGCCACTAGGGAGAAAAAATGATGACGCTTGAAAAAGTGCGCGAGGCGCTAAAGGATCGGCGCATTGATGTAGTGGCAAAGGCAACCGGCCTGTCAAAAGATGCCATTAGTGACATCCGCAACGGCAACAGCACCAATCCGCGCTATCAAACGGTGCAGCGGTTGGCAGATTATTTGATGGGTGGTCTCAATGCGCACTGAGACAATCGGCGCGGCAACGCTCTATCTTGGAGACTGCCGCGATGTACTGCCGACGCTGGGGCCGGTCGATTGCATCGTTAGTGACTTGCCATATGAATTGGAATCCGGCGGAAACTCGACAGGAGAAATGGGCGGAAAGTTTGCGCGCGGCGTATACGATAATAGTGGTTCGATTATTCCGGTTGATATAACTTTTGCCGAGATTATGCCGCTTGCGGCGCTCTGCTTACCGAATGGCCATGCTTATTTCATGGTCAACAATAGATATGTTGCCGAAGTGCAAAACGAAGCATTGGCGGCGGGTTTCAGGTTTCACAACTGGCTGGTCTGGGACAAATCGACCGGAACCCCAAACCGCTGGTATATGAAGAACTGCGAATTTACGTTGTTCGTATTTCGCGGCGCTGCCAAATACATCAACGACTGCGGCTCTCGCCAGCTTATCAAATGCCCTAACGTGATCAACGGAGAGCATGAAACGCAAAAGCCAGTTGCCTTGATGGAGCATTATATTGGCAATAGCACCCAGCGCGCCGATCTTGTCCTAGACCCCTTCATGGGCAGCGGCACTACTGGCGTTGCAGCCGTTCAGATGGGCCGCAATTTCATCGGGATCGAACGCGAAGAACGCTATTTCGACATAGCTTGCCGCCGCATTGAGGAGGCACAACGTCAAGGCGATATGTTTATTGAAAGGGCGTCAAATGGCTGACCTTACCAAAATTCTAGATGGCCCGTGGTCACCACCAGCAGCGCCGCAGTTTGACCCGCCAGAGGTGCAGCTTGCCGCCGCGATGGAACAGGCGGGCATCAGGCCACCGGCTAACATTCAACTTGATGGCAAACTGCATCGCTTTGACAGCTACACCAAAGGCAAGCCCGGCCATGACAAATCGGGCTGGTATTGCGTGTTCCCCGATGGCGTGCCGGCTGGCCGCTTTGGATGCTGGCGGGCGGCCATAGAGCAAACATTCCGCGCAGACATTGGCCGCGAATTGACGATCCCAGAGCGCATGGCAGAGGCCAAACGGCTGGCCGAAGCCGTCAAGGCGCGCGATGCCGCCAAGGCCAAGATGCAGGAAGCCGTCGCAGACGTGGCGGAAACCATTTGGTCCAGCCTTGCCGGTGCGCCTGATTGGCATCCGTATCTGGTGCGAAAGGGTGTCAGCCCCAACGGCGCACGGGTGACAGGTGACGGGCGGCTGGCCCTGCCTATGTATGACCCAGCCGGCCACCTTGTCAGTCTGCAATACATCGACGGCGACGGCGGCAAACTTTATCACGCCAGCGGGCGGGCCACTGAGGCGCAATGGATCGTCGGTGATGACAACGGCGGCACGATATATATTGCCGAAGGCTTTGCCACTGCCGCCACGATCACAGAGGAAACCGGGCAGGCTTGCGCGATTGCTTACAGCGCCAGCAACCTGCCAGCCGTTGCAAAGGCACTGCGGGAAAAGCGCGGCAGCTTGGCCGACATCGTGGTCGTCGCGGATCATGACAAAGGCGGGATTGGATTCAAATATGCCGATCAAGCCGCCGCTAAATATGGCGTTAGGGTGGTGCGGGTGCCGATTGAAGGCATGGACGCCAATGATTACCGGGCGGCTGGGAATGATCTAAAGGCCATATTGCTGCCGCCCACACAAGATGGCTGGCTGTTAAAAGCCAATGCGCTAATGGCCGATCAAGCGCCGCCAAAATGGATCATCAAAGGCTGGCTTGAACAACACGCACTGGCAATGGTTCATGGGCCAAGCGGTGCCGGCAAATCGTTTGTGGTGCTAGATTGGTGTTTGCACATCGCGTCAAGCCTGCCGGAATGGCACGGCAACAAAGTTAAACGACACGGCGCGGTGATATATCTAGCCGGCGAAGGCCATTACGGCATCAAGCGCCGATTAGCAGCATGGGCAGCGCATTACCGCCCGGAAGATATCAATCTGTGGGTGTCAAAGACGGGCTGCGATCTAAACACGCCAGAGGGCTACAGCCGCGTTCTGGAAGCCGTGCGGGGTGTTGGCGAAGCGCCATCGCTGATTGTGGTCGATACCGTCCACCGCTTTATGAACGGCGACGAAAACAGCGCCCAAGACGTGCGAACGATGATCCAAGCCGCAGACGGCCTAAAGGAAGAATTTGGCTGCACCGTCATTCTCGTTCACCATACTGGCGTGAGTGATGAAGCCCAGCACCGTGCGCGAGGCTCATCAGCATGGAAAGGCGCGCTTGACGTGGAATATAGCGTGCAAGCAGGCAAGCCGCTTAAGATCGTGAACAAGAAAATGAAGGACGGGCAACCCGATCATTTCCTGCACGCTGATCTTGTCGAAGTGGTCATTCCAGGGTGGGTTGATGAGGATGGCGAACCTGTCAAAAGCGTTGTGGTCATGCCCGCAGAGGCACCGGCAGACACGCGCAAGACGAGCCGCCTTGAAAGCCACAAGCAGCTATTCCGCCAGATATGGGAAGATGCAGGACAAGAGGGCATAGACGGTCAACCCTATCTTAGCCGTTCCTCGGCGCTTGAGTTGATCATGAAAAAGCTAGACCTGTCGGAAAACAGCGCCAAGCAATACATCAAACCAAGCGTGCAGGAAAAGCTGATCGGGGCCTTGACGCTGGCCGAAATTGTTGAACCAAAGGCTCATGGATGGGTGGTAAAATGCCCTGCAATGGGCGGCTCAATGAACATTTTGCGTGAGGCTAAGATTTAGCCCGGTAATTACCGGTAACTTTTTTATAGTTACCGCTCGACTTGAACAATTTCAATGAGTTACAAAGCCCGGTAACTTTCTTGGTAACTGTCCGGGGGCGAAAAGTAGGGCGGTAACGCCGGTAACCGGTACTATAGAGTACCGGTACCAGTTACCGGCACTACGCGGGCAAACTTTTGGAGGTGAAAATGTGGTGTGATCTGATGCAATGTTTTGTGGTTTCAGAGGCTGTCAAAGTGACCCATGAGGCCGGCGATGAGGCGGCCTTGTATGTCGAATATTGGCTTGAGGATCGCAACGCGCCAGACGGACGTGGAACGGTGCAGCGGGCTACATCCTTTTGCCCAAACGCTGAAAGGGTGATTGTCTACGCCAAAGGCAAAACAGATACGCTTTATCTCAAAACCAATGGTGAGTGGCGTTTGCTAGTCAGCCAAAGCAGGAGGCCGCTGTAATGACCCGCAACGACCAGATCGGCGGCGATCACTACGCCAGCAAGGCGGTGCAGCCTTGGGATGCGATGGAGGCGTGGATGCCGCGCGAAGCGTTCGTCGGCTATCTGTGGGGCAACGTGATCAAATACATGGCGCGGTGGAAGGACAAGGGCGGCTTGCAAGACTTGGACAAAGCGGCGCACTATCTGGCCAAGATGCGAGAGGTGGTTGCGGAAAGCGGCCATAAGGCTTAATTTGAGCGGATGCAGCCCGTAATTAAAACTGATCAAAAACGCAAAGTCGGTGATGGCACTCCTGGGCCTGGACGCCCGAAAGGGTTGCAGAACAAAACGACTGTTACGATCCGCGAGGCGATCCTTGCGGCGTTCGACAAGGCCGGCGGTGCAAATTATCTGGCGCGCATGGCCGACGAACAGCCCGTTGCGTTCATGGCGCTGCTGTCTAAGGTGCTGCCAACGCAAATCAATCTTGGCACCAAAGCCGATGGCATCAAGATCGTGATTGAGCGGGCAGCACCGGCCAACGGTGACGATGCCAAGGTGATTGACATAAAGCCAAATGCATGAGGTGAAAATTCAGCTAACGGAGCCGCAAGAGGCTTTCGTTTTCAGCAAGGCCCGTCATCCGGCGATGGTGGCGGGCTTTGGCGCTGGCAAGTCTGAGGCCGCCGTGGTGCGCCTGGCGTTGCTGGCCCTGCAATATCCTCGCATGGACTTTGCGTTTGTCGAACCAACCTTCGACCTGGTGCGGCTGATTGCATGGCCGCGCTTTGCCGGCATCTTTGAACGCTGGGGAATCGGCTTTGAGCTAAACAAAGGTGACAACATCGGAACGCTGGAAAACGGCAGCCAGATCATCTTTCGTTCAGCAGACGCACCGGAACGGCTGGTGGGCTTTGAAGTGGCCGACGCGATCATTGACGAAATCGACACGCTTAAGGAAGCCCATGCGTCTGATGTGTGGACAAAGATGCTGGGCCGGTGCCGCCAATCAAAGCCTGATGGCGCAGTCAACACGCTGGCTGCCGTGTCAACGCCGGAAGGCTTCAAGTTTGTCTATAAGACTTGGGGCCGTGATCCGAAGCCCGGTTATGAATTAATCAAAGCGCCGACCAACTCAAATCCATATCTGCCTGCCGGCTATGTCGAACAGTTGCGGGCTGCCTATTCATCGGCGCAGCTTTCCGCATATCTGGATGGTGACTTCGTCAACCTTGTAAGCGGCAGCGTATATTCAGAGTTTGACCGGCAGGAAAACGGCACGTTTGAAACGATCCGCGTTTCTGAGCCGCTGCATATCGGCATGGACTTCAACGTGGGCAACATGTCTGCTGTGATCGGCGTTATGCGCCAGGGCAATCCAATGGCGCTTGATGAGCTAACCGGCGTTCGTGACACGCCAGCCATGATCGACACGATCAAGAGCCGCTACAAGGGCCACGCGATCAACATCTATCCCGACGCCAGCGGCGGATCGCGCAAGTCGATCAACGCCAGCTTGTCTGACATCGTGCTGCTGCGTAACGCCGGCTTCACGGTGCTGGCCCATGCGTCTAACCCGCCCGTCAAGGATCGCGTCTTGGCGCTTAGTCAGATGATCCACAATCAAGGCAAGCGCCGCCTGCTAGTCAATCCAGATCGCTGCCCGTCATTGACTGAGGCGCTCGAACAGCAAGCGTATGACAAGAACGGCGAACCGGACAAGGCTAACGGGCTTGATCACTTAAACGATGCGCTAGGCTATTTCATATTCTACAAATATGGCATATCACGCGGGCCGGTTCGCTTCGCGCAGATCATGGGCGCTTGATGCCTTTGCCGCGCGGCGCACCTTGTGCTAATGTGGCGGGCGCAATGTATCACCGGGGCTTGCCTAATGGCCGTCAATAACACGCACAAACAATATGACGCTTATCGGTGGCGCTGGCGGCGTTGCCGTGACGTGATCGCAGGCCGCGATTCCGTGTTGCAG